GGCAAACCTTGGTAGGATAAGAGTACCTACTTCTCCTAAACCGCTACCCTCGATGCAAATCGAGTTCAAACCACCCACAGCGAGGTTTCCATCGTATAAACCAATGGTGATACCTCCGAGTGATTTGGAGGCTCCTGAAGGGGTAAAAGCGGAAGCATCGGAACAGCCTGAACCACCTAGTTTAAAGATTCCTGTATTGGATATACAAATGCCAATACCTGAAACTGCTGTGGTGGTTACTGCTGTAACAACAGCGGTGGTAGCAGTAGCTACTACTTCTGTTACTCAATCTTTATTTGAACCAATTAAAAAGAAAGTTCAAAAACAACTACAAGCTAAAGTTAACAAATGGAAGGAAAAGAAAAAAAAGGACTCCTCGGAAAGCTGAAAGATGCTGCAGAGGATCAAGAACACCAAATTCAAATTCTTGGTACATTTGTACGTCTTGGAGTTGTGGTTTGGAGCGGATTTATCATTACGATGAACTACGTAGAATTACCTATGATTAAGAAAGCTGGCAACAGCGATATCACTTTTGTCGCGTCGGTATTCACTGGAGCCCTTGCAACTTTTGGTTTATCTACTGGTAATAATAATAAAGATAAAAGTACAGTAAATTGCCCTATGGCTAAAAAACAGGAAGAATGAACAAATGGCTTTTACTCTTCCTACTGGCATCACCCACGGTAGCGAGAGCAGAATTAGTAACCCCAAATTTCACCCAGGGTTCGATGAACAGTACAACGACAACGACCCAAGATATAGAGGAGGTGATAACCACAACCACTTATGGGTCTGCATTAAACAAATGGAGTGGGGAAAACATCACTCATACATCAGCCTCATCAGGAGGCTTAGTAGACACAGATTCGGTCTACACTTTACACACAGCTGGAGATCCTTTCTCTTTAGAGATAGTAGAAAGAGCAGCCAGTCAGGTGTTATCAGTAGAAGTAATCGACAGAGAAATCGACGTTACTGCTACTACGGTCTCCTTATCGGTCTTCTCTCAATAGCTCCTGTAAGAGCTGAAGATGACACGAATAATGTTAGTAACCCTGTGGCAGCAGCCACTGGAAATGTAACCAATCAAGCCGTACAATTTCAGAACAATGGTGCTCCTTCGAGACAGCACTACGGACCTAACATCTCGTGTAATGGCAGTACGATGACTTTCTCCCCATTCTATATGGGGAATCATACAACTCCATTTGATGAAACTATGACTCAGCAAACTTATACAGTAGCTGAGAACTGGGGAGCACAACTTAACTTTATGATCCCACTTGATAAGCGTGGATTAGAAAGGTGTCGCAGTATAGCGGCAAGACAGGAAGAAAAGATGAGACTTGACTATGAATTAGTTAGAGTCTTGAAATGTGCGGAGTTACAACAAAAGGGCTTTATGATTAAACCTTACACCCGTGTAGGTGAGATGTGCAGTGATGTCATCCCAATAACTGCATGGAAAAAGGCAAAACAAGAAGTTCTTAATTGTATTACACCGCCTAAACCTTGGTATAAACCTTGGATTAAACAACCTAAACCTAAATGTACTATGAGCACTTTAAGCGAAAAGATTAAGAAAGACGCGGAAGCAAAAGCAAAAGCATCAAAGAAAACTAAAACCACTAAATAAAAATGATCGTACTTATCAAACCCGTCCTCATGGCGTTCCTAAGCTCTTCTGCAGTTAAGGAATTAGTTATACAACTACTTGAAGCTTATGCAGAATCAACTGATAACACCATTGATGATAAGGCAGTAGACTTAATTAAGAAAAACTTATTCCCAGGAAGTTAAATGAAAAAAGCCACTGAATCCCAATTTAATGAATTACATAACCTCGTCACTACAGAATTTCTAAAGAGGGTAAAAAGTGGCGAAGCTTCTACCCAAGATCTTAAGGCAGCCTGTGATTGGCTCAAAACTAATGACATTAGCGGCATTGCATATGATGGTAGTCCACTCTCTAAACTAGCTTCTGTAATGCCAAAAATAGATCCAGAACTTGTACAAAGGAGGATGTATGGGGCAATCAAAGACGTCTAAACATTACGCAAAGAATCCTAAATCAGCTAGGAAACATTCAAGAGATAATAGTAATGGTGGGAAATATGATAAACCTTCGAGTTATCAAAAAGAACACCAAGCACAAAGAAGAAAACTTAAATGCTCTAAGAAACAAGATGTTGTCAAAAAGAAAGGCAAGTGGGCTTGTGGAGATAGAAAACAAAATAGAGCTAAAGGAGGAGCTAAACGTAAATGAAAATAGGAACTAAAACTGCTGATAAAGTAGAAGAATTAGGTAGAACAAGTCTTAGGAAACTACAAGAATGGTCTAAAGAAGATCCTAATACAAGAACTGATGATGCTTTACGTTTACTCGGAGGTGGTCTAAAAAATGTAGGTAGAGTAGCTAGTTTACCTGGTATTAAGCAAGGATTACAATTAGCAGATGCTCCATTTCATTATTTAGCTAAAGGTGCTGGTAAAGCAGCTGGAGCTGCGGGCATAGACCCTAGATGGGGTGAATGGCTTGTCAGGACTGGAGAGTTAGCTACTGGTGTAGGTGTTGGTAAGAAAGCACTTAAGAAAACAGGTAAGTTAGCTCAAGCTTCTGCTGATGATATAGCCTCTTTAATGATGAGACAAAACCCAATGTTTGCAGGATCAGGAGGAGGAGGTCTCGGTGGCCCTGGAGGTAACCTAAAGAAACAATTTGGTGTTGCTAAAAGATTGGAACCTGTAGATGGAGTTTACAATCTAACTAAAACGGATATGCCACAGATAAAACGTCAATTAGCAGAATGGTTAGATGAGCAGTATAAAGCAAAAGGTAGTTCTGCTAAAATTAAACGTAAAGAATTCGGAACTATCATTATTGATGATGAACCACGAGCTATACAAGGTTTAACTGAGTATTTAGATCGACAAGGTAATTTACCTAGTTTGCCAAAAATTGCAACAAGAAAACAAGCTAATTTTTCAAGATTACAAAGAACAAAACCTCCTTATAAAGAGTTAAATAAATATGGTAAGGAATTAGGTTTATCTAAAAAAGAGATTAATCAGTATATTCAAGAAGCTCAAGATGGATTTGCTGATGTACAGACGGCAAGTAGGAGACAAGGCTTAACTCTTAAACAAATAACTAAAGAATTCCATACAGGTAAAAAGACTCCTAGAAGTGAATATAACCCAGGACAATACCATGCTGGACATTTTTGGCCAGCTGCTAAAGGAGGTGCAACCTCTAAAAGAACTGCTGGTATAGAGCCAGGTAAATTAAATATTCAGAAAAAAGATTCCTTTAAAGGAGCAATAAATCTATATGCAGCTCAAAAGGCAGGTATCCCTACGACTTGGGCTGAAGACATGAGAATGTGGTTAAGAGATAAAAAAGGTTTACCTGGTCCTAGATATGCATCAGACTTTAATACTAAACAACGTGATATAATTGAATCAATACCTTGGGACGCTACTGAAGCACAAGTTAATGCTATTTGGAAAAAGCATAACCTAGATGAAATACCTAATGCAGATCAAGTACAACAAATTGCAGATGAGTTTACATCTAAAAGAACCACAGGTGGCCTTCAAATAGGCTTTGGTAGACAATAATGACCAAACACACATGACCGATACTTTAACCGCCTTACAGGACGATTTCAAGCTGTTTCTGAGTGCTTTATGGGATCAGCTTGATCTCCCTCCACCAACCCGTGCTCAATTCTCTATTGCTGATTACCTTCAACATGGACCAAAGAGATTACAGATCCAAGCCTTTAGAGGTGTTGGTAAATCTTGGATTACTGGTGCTTTTGTTCTTTGGACACTCTTTAATGACGCGGAAAGGAAAATAATGATCATCTCTGCATCAAAAGAACGTGCAGATAACATGTCAATCTTCTTACAAAAACTAATCATCGAAACCCCATGGCTCAGTCATCTACAACCGAAATCAGACGATTCACGCTGGAGTCGCATCAGCTTCGACGTAAACTGTTCGCCACACCAAGCCCCGTCCGTAAAAAGCGTGGGAATAACTGGACAGCTAACAGGAAGTCGCGCAGATTTGATGATTTTGGACGACATAGAGGTGCCTGGAAACTCCATGACGGAGTTAATGCGTGAAAAACTTTTACAACTCTGTACGGAAGCTGAATCCATCCTTACACCCAAAAGTGATAGCCGTATTATGTATCTCGGGACTCCTCAGACTACTTTTACTGTTTATCGTAAGTTGGCAGAGCGTTCGTACCGTCCGTTCGTTTGGCCCTCAAGATATCCCAGAAAAAACAAACTTGCAAAATACGAGGGGCTATTAGCTCCTCAAATACAAGAAGATCTAGATAGTGGAGCCCTAGAATGGAGCGTAACAGATCCAGATAGATTTAGTGATGAAGATTTACTCGAACGTGAAGCATCGATGGGTAGATCTAACTATATGCTTCAATTTCAACTTGATACAAGCTTAAGTGATGCTGAAAAGTTCCCCCTTAAAATGGCTGACCTTGTGGTTACTTCCGTTAACCCTGATAAAGCCCCAGATGCCGTTGTATGGTGCTCAGACCCAGCTAACGTCATCAAAACTTTACCCACAGTGGGATTGCCAGGAGACTATTTCTACTCTCCCATGCAACTACAAGGAGAATGGACACCCTATGCTGAAACCATTTGTTCCGTTGACCCAAGTGGAAGAGGAACTGATGAAACAGCGGCAGCCTTCATTTCCCAGAAGAACGGGTTCCTATATTTGCACGAAATGCAAGCTTATAGGGACGGATACTCAGATAACACATTGTTACACATTCTACGACGATGTAGAAAGTTTGGAGTTACAAAGCTTGTTATCGAGACTAACTTCGGAGATGGAGTCGTTGGAGAGCTATTTAAAAAGCATCTACAGATGACAAACCAAGCTATAGATGT